TCTTAGTAATGTAATTATAATGATCTACAGTAATAGAACTAAAATCAAATGTCTGCAAGTCCATTCTTTTATTATCAGGATTTAATCGCCATACAGTAATAAACTTTTTACGCTCATCATCTGTAATTACACTACTATCTGCAAGTTTTAAACTAAAGTTAATAGCAATTAAAAACCTATCATCAGAATCAATAGAAATCCATTTAAAAAATATATCATCTTCTGTAGTAGGCTGATATCGTCCAGTGCTTAGTGTATTAAAAAGTAAAGATCCCGGTGCAGGAAAGTCATCTGTTGCACTAGTTTCTTCACTATAAAAAGAATCGCTGCCTTTGAAAAACTCTAAAGGTGGTCGTTTTTCTACAGATTTTTCCAAAGTAACTAAACAGTTATCTAAATTTTCTGCTTCTGAAGTCAGTCGTTTATTGCTTGCCTGTCGCCCCACGCCACCAGATAAAGTAGGAATAGCAATTCTTTGATGTACACTCATTATCCGCGATGCCTCCAGAATCTAAATCTACTGGGATCATATATACCATTAGCATTTCTATTAATAATTTTTTTAATTGCATTATCTCCCGATGCAAAAATATTTCTAGATTTATCATTAGCATCAGCAGCTCTACCCTTAGCAGTAAGAACTGTTGATTTTTCTGCTAATAATCTATCGACATCTCTGTCACCCTGTACAAACATTTGATACTGTCTTGATGCAGCAGCAGCAATACCTTTTTGAACAGAAGTTTCTAGATCTTCAAAATTAACATACTCTACAATACTAATAGTTAATTCTCTAGTAAGATCCCATTCATCTGTATTATCCGTAACATTGTATAAAATATTATAATCAATGCCATTAGACTCAATCCCAAATCTTCGGGGAGCAGCAGTAATTCTAACATCCACATCATTACTAGTAATACTGCTAACAAGTTGAGCAGAAATTAAAGAACCCGTAGTCATTTTGTCGTTATATGGAGATAGTTGAATTCTACCTTTACTTGTATCTGAAATAGGTTTAACTGTGTGGCCCACAGAACCAGTTCTAGTAGGAGTTACTTTAATAGGTCTTCTATTAACAGCCATACCCCGAAGTTGGGACTCCAATGTTACTTGATCTAGTACAAACTCAGCTAAATTAACATCAGTATTTTGATCATCATTGAGACTGGTTACAATTTGCTCACCAGTATTAAATAACATTTCGTTTATTGCATCAAGTTTACTCATTAGTCCCATTAGAATCTCCTTTTAAAAAGACCCGAGGCCCCCTTTCGGGGGCTCCGGGCGAATGTGTATTTAATTGTCAGATTAACCAGCAGCGTTACCCAAGCCGTCAGCACCCGGGCTAGAAGCCGAGAACACACCTTGATCAGGTGAGGTGACGTACTCTTGAACAAAGACACCATCGTTAACCATAGCTTCGGCAGATGAATCATCAGCAGCATTTAATGCATAAGCACCAAGTGAAGCTTGATAAGCATCACGAAGTAATGCATCATCAGTTGCATCTACAGAAGAACTTACATCACCGGCAGTAGCCGTACCAGCAGCACCATTACTGTTACCAGCAGCAGCAGAACCAGTCTTATAGGTAGTAAGATCACCAGTAGTGGTATTGAAATCAAACGCACCAAAGGTAACATTAGCAGCACTAGATCCGCCAAGAGCTTGGCTAGCAGCATAGATGGGGTGATTCTGACTATTATCAAAAGTCACACCTTCTTGAGGTGCACCAACGCACACAGCAGCATGCTCTGGCTTCATAACACCCGTACCACCCATCATCGAGGCAACCGTAAACACGGTATTACGACGAATATCATCAACTTGATCAACCTTCAAGCCTTGCAACTTAAGCGATGCAACGCAAGCTTGTTGCCAAATCAACGCCTTCACTGGGAAGATATTGAAAGATCTATTGTAACGAGACTCACCAATCTTTTGAGCGGTGACAGCATAGTTCTTATCTGGCAAGTGGTTTGTCTTGATGATAGACACGCCTTGATACTCAAGACGATCAGTAAGTTGGAACATACCTTGACCAAGACCAGCACCTAAGCCACCAGCATCGGCAACACCGCCGAAGAATGGTCGACCAGCACCACCAGCAAGATCAGATGCGTCACGAGCCACACCAAGAGCACGAATGTCTTGGAAGGTACGAGGCGACACAGCACAGAAGACACCCTCAGTAGGAGCATCAACTTCTTGCAGACGGATTTGGAACTCTTCAAGCTTCTCAAGAAGCTTCAGAGCAGCATCGGTACGCTGAGCAGCAGTAGAGGTAGCCTTACCTAAGTGATTGAACTTGTTGTTCATAAACACTTTACCACCTAAGCCACCAACTGCGGAATATCCGTGTTGATCGGTAGCTCTTGGGTCATTGGCAAGACCATCTTCTGCTGCAGCACGAGCAATAAATGCACCAATTTGACGGTCACGCGCATCTGCAAGAGTGCGACCAGCTTGACGGGCAAGCTCGGAACGATACTCCCACTGAGTAAGCATGAGGTCAATGTTGTCTAACTCGAAGTGAGTAGCAATTGGTCGCTTATCAAGCGTAATACGGAACGTAGTAGCAGCACTATCTTCATTACCGAACAGCTCTTGACCAGCTTGCCACGCAGGAGTTAAACCAACGTATCCGGTAACTGGGAATTCCATAGTAGTACCGGAAGTAATAGTACGCGAATCGACCAATGGTTCAAAAATGTTATATTGATCGTACGCATGAATAACTTCTCCTGCAAAAATAGGCAGAACAAGCCGACCGTCACCAGTCGTAGGGTTGTTGGAGGAAATACCTCCAGCAAGATTAGCGCGATACGCTAAATTAGTTACAGCTAAATCACCTGTAGCAGTCATAATTAATTCTCCTTGTGTTATGACTAAATTTTTAAATAGACAAACAAAAGAAGCAATGATTATTCCGTAGAGTCATAGCTTACACCACGCAGAATTACTTTTTAACTCGTAAGCCTACTTGTTCATACTTTGTGATGCTACCTCACTAAACCTTGTCTAAGGGTTTAGCGGGAAAAGATACCAGAATTCATAGTTTCAACAATCCTCATCTCAACTTCCTGACGATATGTAGGATCCATTCTATATTTAGGATCTGACATCGCCATATTCATTTCTTCACGCGAGCGGAAAGGTTCTAACTTAGGAGCCTCTTGCGCATCCGCTACATTATCAGAACGAATTCTACTTGGTTCTTGAGCTTTAGGACTGCTAGCCTTTTCTTGTTCATATCTGGCTTTAAGACCAAGTAAGGCAGTCTTATACGAAGGACCAGATAACATTAGATTTAAATCATTACGTTCTTGGTCATTCAAAGACTCTCCTGCCCATGCAAGGACAGAATCTAAAGTTTGCTGGTCACCTACCACAGTGGCGGCAGAATCATAAGCTTCTTTACGCAAAGCTTTTTGACCAGCAATAAAAGTATCTACAACAGCATCATCAACATTCATAGCAGATTTAATTTGACCTCTAGTAGCATCACTAAAGTCTCCACTAAGAGCCAGTTCTTGTTGCCATGTAGCCCACTGTTCATTCATAGAAGGAGCCGGTGGCTCTTCTTTCTTTTCAATACGAAGTTCACCAGAAGAGTTAGTATCAACCGCTGGTGCTGTTTCTTGCTGTTGTGGGGCACGCTCAGAGATTTCTCCAGTATCGACAAATTGCCGTTTAAGATCAGCAATTTCCTGTCTAGCTTGAGTGTATTGACTCTGTGCTTCCTTTAAAGAATTAAACCAAGCTTCTGTATTTTGAAAATTATCAGGCACTTCCATGCCTTGATTATTAACATAAGTTTCAAAAGCAGCCTTCTCTCGAGCAAGATTAGCTTCTTCAGGATTGACATTTGTTTGTTGGGATTGTTCCTGTTGTGGAGTCTCAACATTGTTTTCTTCGGACATAGTATTTCCTTATTATTTAATACGTTTGATACGCTTCAACATATCTTTAAAGCTACTAAACTCTTTAGTATCCGCATCGAAGCGTCCATTTAATTTTTGATTAAGTTGTTGATATTTTAAAACATCTTGGAAGTCGCAGTTATTCAAACCTTTAACTGACTCGACTCCAATAACCGTGGTTTGAGCTGCAGTTGAATCACTATTATTATTTAAATGATATTCAATAGTTACTTCACAGCCTTCTTCAATGCCAGTAACTTCAAATCTAAATGTACCAGTAGCAGATAAAGAACCCAAAGCTCCTCCATCTCCAATACCATCTGAAGTGCCATCGCTAATTGGACGAACAGTTTGATCTACACCATCATTTGCTAAAATAGCATTAATAGTTAAGTCACCTGCATGAGCATCGGGATGTGCAGTATCAGTTGCAATAAAATCCTGATCATAATTAATGCCTGTAACATCAATAGTCACAGCACCATTAGCAAAATTACCAGCACCATCAGCAAAAGAAGCACTGGTAGCAGTTGAAAAAGTATTGGTTAATACAGTAGTCACACTCTCTGGATCAAAATCAATATCCGCTGGTTTTGTAAAAGTTAAAGCCATAATTAATCTCCTTTGGCATCTGCCTTCCTGAATTCTATCAGCCAAAGATACCCTACATAAAGTACAACTAAACCAACAAGACCACCCCCTAGTAAGCCATCATAGGCAAAAGAAGGTTCGGTTATACTGGATACTGGCTGTGTAATCATTTCCTTTTCTTTAAACAAAGAGGTTGTCTTACAACCCCCAAGAAGGCAGAGCCACGCGCACGCCTTCAGAATTACTTTACAGTCCATGGCAGTTTGCCGCTAAGCCAACTGAATAAAGGCTTGCCCATCCATGCACCGGCTGCAAATACAACCACATGTGAAAGAACAAAACCCCATGAACCAATAATAAAATCTACCATAATAATCTCCTATTAGGTACTAGCAACAAATACTTCAAGGTCGACATTTGCACTGTCAGCTTGAGCATTAATAATAGTATATGTAGTTAAACTGCTTACAGTAACTGCTGAATCATTAATATCAATATCATCGTTATAAAGACACATAGTTTGACCAGCTTCTAATTTAAAGAATACTGCTTCAGAACTACCATTAAGTAAACCTAATGTAACAAAATTAGTATCATCTTTATTTGTTAAACGAATATATTTAACAGAAGTTTTAACAAAAGTACCAGACCCTACATTATCACCAAGGGTAACAAGAGTACGGGGAGCACTCGTATCAACTGTAACAATACGATGATCTACCTCATTAACAGAGGCAATAGTTAAAGTGTTGGTAACACCACGGTCAACACCATTCAGCGTAAGAGCTTCAGTGTGCGTAACCGTAAGCGTTGCCGCTGAAATAGTGCTAGCCATTTAAGTTACCTCATCTTTCTCATGCCGTTCTTCTTCTTAACGGGCTTCTTCTTCATTCCCATAGGCTTCTTCTTCATTCCCATAGCTTTCTTCTTTGAACCTTTTCCTCTCATGATTGAGATCTCCTTTTATTAACGTATTGCATAAAATCATCAGAACAATTTTCATAATAATTCTGACTTTCTAAAAACTTAGAAAATTTGTTTAACTCAGCACGACGCTGTACCAGCACCATGCCATACTCATAGTCTACAACTTGACCATATGTTTCCGGATCCAATGTAGGATCGTCAGGAGGTTCATCCCCCGGCTCAAACACCATAACATACAGATCTTTCTCAGCGATTCGGTCATTGTACCTTTCTGCCCAATAATCGGCATTAGTCCAATCTTCAGGATCAAAGACAACAATTACTAATTGATAACTATCATCCCATTTATATACCTGTTGACGTACTGTAGATTTATCGCCCATAACAACCTTAACCTGTTGATCTCGCCATGCTTTAGCAGCAAAAGGACAAGGTTTATTATTCATATAAAATGCAGAAGGAATATCTAAATAATTAAATATCCAATTCTCAATTTCTTTTTTGATTAGATCTAGATCCATTCTTAACTTTGGCTCCTGCCTTTACAAATTTTTCTGCGTCCTTTTCAGTATAGCGTGTAGTAGTTCCACATGCACATTTAAATTTAGTTTTCATTTGCCACTACCTCTAGCTCTAGATCGAATTGGAGGAGATCCTTTTCTAGATCTTGCAGCTGGAGCCTTAACATTAGCCTTACGCTCAGCAAGTCTTTTTGCACTTGGTCTAGCTTTTACTTTAGAAATAGCTCCACCTAATCCAGCTTTATTTTCTTTCTTTTTTTTCTTAGCCACGATAACTCCTTATACAGTAATAGATGCCCTAGGAGCATCGGATTTATAAGTATGACCTGCAGGCAACAGATCCAACAGCCCATACTTTTGGGCAAAATATCCTTCTAGTTTTTCAACATCAACATCAATACCACCAGAAGTACCTGTACCATTTAAAACAACCCACTCAAACATAGGATCTTGGAATGCTCTAGTATTACCAGATGTACTAGTACCACCAGCCCAAATACCATCTGCTCCATTAGCAACATGAGCTCTAGCATCTGTACCTTGACTAGATTCAGCAGTTCCATTTAATCTACAAAAAGATGCACCATTAGTTCTACCTACAATAACCATTTGAGGTTGAGTAGCATGAAATGTAATATCAGGATTGTAAGTAAAAGTAGCTGGATTAACACCACTAGTGCCATCATGCCATTTTCTAATTTGAAATCTTTCATTAGCATTTAATGTATTATATCTAACAGTACAAGCAAACTCATCATTACCAGAACCATTACCATTTGGATTACCATTATTAGCCATAGTAACTTGATTAAGACCACTATTAGCATGTTGATCTTGTAATATACAGACAAATCCCCATGCCCAATCTTGAGTAGTATCATGATCAATACCCGTACCCATATCTGTAGCAGAAATAAATAATTGATCAGATGAACCAGCAGCACTCATTGCTCTAAAGTTATTGGCATCAGAATTTTTAGCAGCATAATCTGGTTGATCATTAACAACATTTGTACCAAAGTTTTTATCATTGCCAGACCTATCAACACAGTTATTTACTTTATCACCTGCATCGTTAGTTTCCATTCCTTCAGGAGTAAGCCATAATTTACAATCAGATGCAGTTGCAGATAAAGGAGTCCAGATAGGGCCAAGCTTATGAGTCCATTGTCTATCCCAAATTTCAGGAATCCTAAACTTACGAACCTTATCACTCAGTAAAGATTCTCGCACAGATAATACATAGTCTTCTTTTCCTGACGCAATTAATTGATTACGATTAGCAATTAAAGCAAACTTATCAAGATCACCATTAGTAGTACCACGAATTTCTAGTGATTGAATCCCCCCAGGACCCACACCATATCTAGTTTTAGCCTCAACCATTAGCATCTCCATCTTCTGCGAGCTGCACAAATTCTTTTCTTAGGAGTTTTAGAACAATTAATACCATGCATTTTCATTTGCCCTTTAGATCTAGAGCAATAACTCTTACGTCGCTTTGCTCTTTTACCGGTAGGCTTAGCTTCAGTCACAGCAGTCTTAAGCTTCGATCCGGGATTCTGTCTACGGTATTTAGCTACACCCTTAGCGGTCATTCCAGCACCCTTACTTGTAGGACGCTTATCACCACTCTTAATAGACATACCTTTCATACTACCCTTACGTTTCTTTTTTGCCATGACTAACCCCCTTAGAGTGCTTCGCCACGAATATTATAATGTGGCTTGATCTTTTGTTCCATCATTTTCTTACGGATTGCAGGAGCAACTGGACACTTCTTGGACTCTTCGCCCATGATAACATCCCCGCCTGCTTTGATTTCAACAGTCACACACTTACCAGTGCAGCAACCAGTTAATAATAGTAACGCAATATACTTCATTTCTTACCTTTCTTTGCCTTTGCCTTTTTAATCTTTGCTTGCAAGAAAGGAGGCAACGTTTTTTGTGCTGCTGTTAACTTCTTGCCATTACCATTTTTCTTAGCCATGGTTTTTTTCTTACCGTTTTTTCTCATTTCTTTTTCCTCATACGTTGGGTTTTACGTTTACTTGCCTCTTTCTTTTTAACAATATAAGAATGAGCAGCGGTTAAACTTCGTTTTTTAGCAGGATCTTTTGTCCTAGCTTTAGCAACTCTTGAACGTTGTTCAATAAGATTAATAATCTGGGACTGTCTTTTGTGAGACTTAGATTTAAAACTAGCTTGCCCCAATGTCTTTCTAATATCACTTACACTACTAAACTTAACTGGTACAGTATCCTTAGGATTCTCATCGGTATATAATCTGCGACCAGAACCCTTTGGCTTTTTACCTGTACCCTTAGCTGGATCTTTACGTTTCATTTCTTTGACTTCTTCTTCTTAGTTTTTTTCTTCCAAGAAATACGAGCGGGTCCCGTCTTTCGTTTTGCAGCAGAAGTACACTGAGCTTTTGTAGGGCGGCAAGCAGGATAGGGACGATTCTTATCCTTTTTTCCGCTTCTGCCACATGGCTTTCCGGTTTTACAGTCGATCCAACCCTTACCTTTGTTTTGGGCAAACCATTTTCGTAAACCACCAGATGTAGCAGATTTCTTTTTAGCCATTACTTCTTCTTTCTCTTGCTTTTGTTGCCATAGTTAGCAGCACCTACTTTACGGCACTGTACAATACGACCCGATGCATAGGCAGATGGAAAGACCTTTGCCTTTGCTTTCACTTTACGATAGCATGCATCTTTATTTGTCTTCTTCTTCTTAGCCATTTCTTCTCCTTCGTTTCCAGAATAATAATAGGGGCAACGCCCACACTCCTTTAGATTCAGCCACGATAATCATCTCAGGCTCAGGCGGAAGAATAACAGGCGGAGGAGGAATGTATTCTTCCGGCTCAGTAAATATAACTTCTTTCTCAGCAGATTGCTCAATAGCCATTGGTTCTTCTTCTTCAACAACCAACTCGATTAAAGATTCTTCAGATTCTAACTCTTCAACAAGCTCTTCTACTTCAGCTCTAGCAATAAAATAACCAAAACTTTCATCAATAAGGTAGTCATCATCTTCAGTTAAAAAAAATGTTTCTTTCTCTTCAGCTTGTGTTAAGTCAGCTTCTGTTTCTAATTCTTGTGCAGGGTTAGGAATACTAGCCCAAGAGTCTTCAAATAAATCAAACTTCATACCTTCTTTTGCATCAAAGATATCATCCTGATTATTCTCAACAAATACAGCATTGCCCGTTGTAGTATTATCAGGCATCTCAATCTCAGGAGTTATCCAATCTAAATCAAGAGCATAAGGATCTTTCTTTTCTACAGGAGCAGCACCAAGTGTATCTGTAAGACCAGTTACTTGTTCTACAGTCTCAGTTACTTTACTTAATACCTCACCACCTACTACAGTACCAGTAACAGCAGCAGCAAGAGTCATCTTCTGCACTTTCTTTTCAAGACCTTGCTTAATATTAGCACAGTCTTCATAAGCAGTTTTTAGTTTACGATTATTTTCTTCACGACAATCATCTAACTGCTGTTTAATTCTTACAAGTTGTTCTTGTAACTCTGTATTTTCCACGCCCTAGCCCCCTCATTTATATTATGCTGGTGGTTGCATACCCTGCATAGCCTGCTGAATACCCTGTCCACCAGTTTGTTGTAGATCCATCATAGCAGCTTGTGATACACCCTGAGTAACAGCTTGCTGTGTAGCCATTTGTTGTTGAGCTGCCATAGCTTCACGCTGTTGTTCTGCTTGTTCAGCCTTAATATCTTCTTCAGTACGAATCCAATTGTTAGCATCAAAGCCCAAAGCAGTAATTAATGCACGACCATATTCTTCAAACTTAAATGTTCGCATAGCTTCAGCTGGTAAATTACGCATCATCTCACCCATTTGCATAAGCTTCATAAGATCTGTATCACGACTAAGTGCTTGCAATCCAGTAATAATTTCTACTTTAAGACTACCATTCTCAAAGAACTCAGCCTGTAATCGTTCATCAATCTCACCATTCTCAAGCATTAAGAACACTGCTCTTTCTACAATAGGAACAAATAATTCTCTAGCAATAGAACTAAATGCACCACCTAAAACAGTTTCTAACTCTTGACCAATACGTCGAACAGCTGTAGCAGTAACACGGTCGCCACTAGGAATAGATGCAGAGTCAAGTAAGAATGCCTGTCCCACTTCTCTACGCATGGTTTCTACAGCTTGGAAAGTAGCTTGAATTTGAGGATTCATAGTTTGTGCAGGAGATAAAGTAACAACATCTTGCGATCTAGCAGCTACCCACGATCCATTGGATTGACCAGCAAGGTCATCAATCTCCGTAATACCGGCAGGATCTACACCCATCCAGAATGTAGATGCTGCAGCCATGCCTTCTTGAGAAGCTTCAGTAAATGCCTCTAAGGATTGGATATCTCCAGCAATGTCTTCGCAATGGGAGCGTCCATAATTTTCACCAGCAATAGTGCTCCAACGCAAAGGGATAACAGGAAACACTTTAAACGTACCTGTTTCAATAATAGTTTCATCTTGTTCTCTTTCAACAAACCACTCATCGGAATCTTCCTCCTTGGTTAATCTATTATAAATAACATCATAACCTTCAGAGGCATAGTCGGCACTATACTGAGCTCGGAAGTTATCTTCAATAGGCTCATCATTATCACGAGCTACAAACTCAAGATAAATAATTTCTTTTGGCTCACCTGTTACTTCCCTCCTCATCACGAAATGATCAAAACGAATTACTCTAAAACTAAAATCATCTTCCATAATAACCATAGAATCACCAACAACAATAAGATGTTGCAGTGCTTGGAAGATAGATTCTCTTAAATTTTTAGAATTAATTTTACGATATACTTGAGCACTCATAGCTTCTAAATAGCTATTAATCTCAGGACTTGGTTCTGTTCCCGGTCGTAAACTAAATTTAAAAAA